CAATATCTGATTGAACTTCTTTAATTGCCTTAGCATTAGACATTGGTCCATATAGATATGTTTTAGCAACAAAGTTTAAGGTATATATTACTGCTCTTCGTTTAGTAAATGAACCATCATAAGTATCGTCATAATTAATATTTTTTAATATGATAGGAACATCTCTTTTAATATCTAAATCTGGTATCATATTAACCGTAACCGTATAATCAGGTTGAAAATAAGGTAATATTTGTTCAACAATTTGTAAACCATTTTCTGCTGTTGCTGTAAAAGAATATAAACTATAGGTTACATTATAAGGAACTGGTGCATAATTATAATGTTGTACCTTACCTTCTTCACCTTCCTTAACCTTAATCATCTTTTGTAATTTATTAATTTTTCTACTACCATCATATTCTAATCCAGTTAATTCAAATCCTAATCTAGGTAAAGTAATAGCAAATTCCCTATCTTGTTGTAAATTTGCTTGTTGGTCTAATCTAGCTATAAACTTTTTTTTCGGTGCATATGCTAAAGGTATTCGCATTCGTTTATCAACAGCACCTGAACCTGTTTTAGTTTGTACCATTATATTATTAAATAATTGTCCAAATCCAATAGTAAGTTTTCTTAAACCTTGATTATAAAAGTGTGTTCCAAACATTATTCGTCAATTTCCCCGAATGGATTTCTTTCTGTAAAGTCAAGTATATCATCTGCTGTTGATACAGTATCATAACCTGCTTCTTTATTTAAATCTAAATTATCTGCATAAGGAGATTGTGTCTGTATATTAGACTCACCATAGTCCTCATTCATTAACATTGCTTGTTGACCTGTTGAAAATTTATGATAATCTTCTAATTGAATTGAACCAGCACCTGTTAATGCTTCTTGTCCATATTCTAAAGAAACTTTATAATTTAATTGGTCTAAAGTATATTTGTCACCTGCTTGGTCAAGCATTTCTTGACCTGTTTGTAATTTCTCACTTGCATATTCCCAACGAGATACTCTTAATTTATAAACCGGTAAATTTCCTAATTGATAGAAAGGTTCCTGATCCTCAACAAAAAGAATTTCAAAAAATCCTTTCATCAAAGGTACATATATAATATCACCTTCGTTTGGTCTGCCTGAAGCCGTAAGTGTTGCCTTCATGGCAACATGTTCCTCAAATCTTCTTTTTGATACTACTAGAGTTGTATCGTCCCTAATTTCTAAACCAAATTTATTAATGATTTCATTTTCACCTGCAAATCCTGTATTATTTTCAAAATACATTTCAAGTAAATATGAATCATCAAATTTGCTTGATGTATCTTCACCTAAAACCAAATCTTTATTAACGAGTGTACGAGGAAGATAATAGACATCCTGTCCAAATAACTTTAGACTTTCTATTATTATATCTTCGTGTAGTCGTTTTTCGGCGGCGTTGCCAATGCCCCGGCCTGACTGAAAATAATGGTTAATCGCCATTGCGTTCCTATCCTATAAAGAAATCTGGATTTTCTTCGTATTGTGACCTAATTCTTGTTTCTAAATTTTCTATATCTGATATCGCTTCCGAATATATTTGTTTACCATTTAAGGTTACTCCACCAATCATTGCTACACCATCAAATTTTGAAAGATTACTTCCCCACTGCTTTTTAAATAATGCAACAACATATTTCTTTAAATAAATGTCATTGTAAATATCGGTGTATTGTGTAGGATCCAATTTACGGTAGCATTCTATAACCAAATATTCATCTACTGTTAAATCATTTTTCCAATCCATATCAATGTATAATCTATTTGATAATTGATTAAATCTTAATGGTTTTTCACCAACTAATATATGGTCTAAAAAGTCCAAATGTCTTATTACAACATCATAGTTGATTATAGAAGTAGATGAAAAGTCATACAAATCATTTAATCTTAATTGATATCTTACATCAAATAAATTCATATTTGACTTATTAGAAAATGGAAAGATATTAACTACAGATACAATAGTTTCAGGCATAATAAGATAATTATTACCTTCTGTCCATGATGTAGAAGTTGAATCTTTAGTTGCTGTTTCACTATAATTTCCAGTTATTCTAGCCTTATCAGCAGCTGTATATTTGTATTTTAAATAAGTTCTTCTAATACCCTCATAGTGGTATTGAGCAAAATATTGCAACGCTTCATCAAGTCTATCTTCTAATTGGTCGTCATCTACATTTATTTCAATGACTGGTTTACCAAGTGCTCTCAATGCGTATTGCTTTAATGTTTCTCTTGTTGATGGTTCTCCCATAGTTTATACCCTTTTGTGGTATATTTATAAGATTTATTTTATCTTCGGAAAGAGATTATCTTTACAGAATAAATCTATATCATCTTCAGGCAATCCAAGAGATTTCATTACTCTAGGTGTGTGGGGATTTTGTTGTTGGTGTTCGCAATAGTAATTTTGTGCTTCAATAACATCTTTTTCTCTTGCTTCACCTTCGTGTACTCTTATCTTATCAATATAATCTGCTAAATTAGATACAGCTAAAGTACACAATTGATTTAATTCTTCTTCTTCGGTTATATTAGCAGCTGCAATCATACCTTCAGAAAAGATAGCCTTAGCCCAATCTGGTAATTCTCTTACCCTTTTAGGCTTAAACCATTTAGTTTCTTCTATGAAATATTGTGTTAAGGGATGGTCTTTTAATAATAGTGGACTATAATCGTGAAATGCACCTGTTACCTTATTCTTACCTGCAATAACATCAAATCCATAAATGGGTCCACCATTTGTTAATTCTGGAAATATACAAACATGGCACATCCAAAGACCTTTAGTATCTCTGGCATCCACAACATCTACATGGGCTCTTCGTATATACTTATTTTTCCAAGTTCTATTAACCCAAGTATCATTATTAAATCTGTCCATACCTGGTTCATTATATTCAAACAGTTCTCTATTTAATAAAGCAACAGTTTCCTCTTGCCATTTTATAAGTCTTTCCCATATCACTTTACTTCATCCAATCTGGATTTTCTGGTGGTTCTAAATCTGGATCTGGTCCTGGGTGTTCATAAGTATCTGGATCGTACATACCAGTTACATCAACTTTATCTGGATATACCTGTGGATAATCTGTTTTTTCTAAAGCAGACATTTCTTCAAATAAATCAGTAGCAAAATCATAACACTTTTCTGCTTCTGCAAGAACATTTATTTTGTAAACATTTAAATAACTATTAACAGTTTCTTTTACTATTCGGCTATACTCTTTAATTTCACCGTGTTTAAATGTATAATATCTATTAGAACCTGGTGTATGTTTTTTTATCATTTGACCACCAGCCATATCAGCTAAATATCTTACATAAATGTGTGCATATAATTTTTCTGCGTCTTCTTTAATTGATTCAATGTGTTCTATATATTTTATTGTACTTGGAGATTTAGTTGGCAGTTTCCATTTAGGTGGATTACCTAGTCTAATCCATATTTTTGTATAATCATAATATATAGCTTCTGCTCTTGGTAGATTAGGTGTTTGTTTGAATAAAGAATTTTCTATTCCATATTTTTCTAATACAGAATAACATTGTAATTGATTGTAAAGGTAAGTTGCAAATAGTTTTGGATTGATTTTACCAGACATAAGAGTTACAGCAAATGGGCGCCTCTCAGCATTCTTATGTTTTTCTAAAGTCAATTCTTTTATATCGTACATAATTTCTCCATATTATATATATGCCTTTTTTACAAAAGGAATATGACAAAGCGGAATTAAATTGATTAATTAATTGTAGGTAACACCAGCAGCTTCTGCTGCTGCTTTTCGTTCTGCCATGTCAGCTTGTTCTTTATCTGCTTCTGCTTTCGCAAGTGTAGCAGAGTCTGCTTCTTTTTTTATTTGAGCCTCTGCTTCTGAATCACCTTCGTAAGCAATAACTAATTTTTCAGCAACAGTATCATAAGACAATCTCCAAGTTTCAACATCATCAGGAACATCAGCAATTTTTATTGCTCTCCCTTGTGCTACTTGTTCGTCACCTGCATCCTCATTAGGTGTTAAAGGTGATCCGTCAAATAAATTAAAGTAGTAATTTCTAGTTCCCATTATTTTCCTCCGTATCTACTGTCGCCGTTTCCGTAATTACCCCACCAATCTACTCCACAAAGTAATGGATAGCATGTTGAATAGTATCCACCGTGTATGTGTGTATAACAGTGAGATAATCCTACATTTCCTGTCTTGTTTGTGACAGCAGCTGATCCGACATGATTATTATTATCAGGTATAACTCCGTTTCCAGAAGTTGTACCCATATAAACCATAGTTGTTGTAGTATGGTCTGAATCTGTTGGATCAAATGACCAAGCGTATGTTTGGTAATTTTCACCATCTGTATTATCACTATCTCCACCATGGAAACCTGTTCGTCCCCAAGGCACCCAAGGATTTGATCTACTTGATTTAGTTTGGTTGACACTTATAAATTTTCTAGGATTTTCTAAACTCATACAGAATCCGTTAATACCAACTCCGTAGTAGTAGTAAGGAGAATAAATCATTCCCCAAGTTCCATCCCAAGTTTGATTAAATTTAGTGTAGTATTGGTTACCTTGTGTAGCACCATAAGATGTAGTTGTTGAACCTGCAAAGTCTTGCCAGTCTAGGTATCGTCTGCTTGGTCCAGTTATATCAACTCCTGTACCCTTAACTGAACAGTCAAAAGCACAATATCTTTTACTATTACTTTGTTTTAATCCAAAACCAACCCAATCATTATTACCAACAACAACGCACCAATCTTTATTATTTTGGTTAGTCCAAGTGTCAGTAAAGTATTCAGTAGATGTTAAAGCGTCAAAGTATTCTTTAATTTTATCAACAGCATTTAAGTCTTTAGAAGATTTAAAGATGTGAATAGATTTAGAAGTATTACCACTTTCGTCACCAGAGTGAATCATCACTAGGGTTTTTGTTTTTTCATTGTATCCAGTACCAGTTGAGTAAGTAAGAGGTGATGGATCAATAAGGTGTGAAGTATAGTCATAGTGGTCAACACAACCTAAATTTGTGTTTCCTCTCATTTCTCTTAATGAGTGTCGTCTATTACAAAACATTCTTCGTGGTCTAATACCTTCAGGTAAAACCATATTAACTTTTGTCCAACCAACTTGATATTCAAAACTTGAAGTCATTTGGTGGTAAGATTGCCAAGAAATAGATCCATCTCTTGAAGATGTGTAATAAAAGCAGTGTGGATATTGGTCAATCTGATAAAGTGATTTATTGTAACGAGTCCAAGATGAATAACTTTGTGAGGTTAAATCGTCATGGAAGTTTTGACCATGGTCATTATGCGAGTATGCGTGAGTAGCGTCCGACAACATACCAAAACGGTAATTAGTTGTTGAGTTACATACTGCACCCCAAGGTGATCCTACATTTCTAAAATCAGAATCAAAGATTCTGTAGTTAGCAGCATGATTTTGGCTAGAATCTGATCCCCATAGACCGAATAACGGTAGACCTTCTTTTCTGTTATCAACAGATCCGCCTCCGCCTAATAGTGTTGCGTAATTTGCCATTGTTATCCTCTCTTAAATTCTTTTCTAATAGTATTTATACTATTTATATTGTTTATTACCTTCATTTTTAAAATTAAGTTAAAACCCAACCAATATATGAACTAGTCACATCTGGTGTAGTTTTAAATGTTAATCTGAAGTTTGCATAGTTTGAATCTACTACCAAATCTTCAGCGACTCCTGCAATATTATTGCCGTTTCTTGCAATTGTTAGGTTTTTATCTTTAAATTTACCCATTGCGTCTGAAATTATTACATATTCATTATCTACTGGTGAAGCAGGTAATGTCATTGTGAAAGCACCGCCGTCTGTGTTGCATATGTATGCATTACCAACAGCAGCATTAAAATTAGCTGTTTTTGTTTGCCAAGGTATAAAAGTAGGAGCACCCCAAGTTGCGTCAGCACCTGGACCTTGCGTCACTAAAACTTGTTGATTTGTTCCTGCAGGTAATCTTTCAACTTGTGTAGCACCTCGGAAAAGCATATCTCCGTGTGTAGTTAATTGGGTTACATCACCACCCCTAGCAGCTAATTTTGACCAGTAAGTTGAATTTGAAGTAGCGTTTCCAGTAGAAGCTAAAATACATATAAATGTTTCATTATCATAGGTAACAATATCATCTACAACATAAGCTGTAGCACCGTTATATGCCCCTTGAAATACTGGTTTAATTCTGCCTAAATTTATTGTTGCCATAATTCTCTTTAATCCTTATTATATTTATAATAGTTTTTTACTCAATTTTAAATTAATTTATAACTATTTATCCTAAATCAACTGTTAAGTTTCCGTTAACGACTGACCAGTCCAAGCCCGCTCTAAATAAAAGACTTTCTTCAAATATATCTTCTTGATTCTTTGTTTTATATCTAGTATCTATGTTATCTACAGCATTAGTGTATGTAATTTGTAAGTTTCCCTTCCATTCTGGTGTAGCAATCTCTCCACCTGAAATTGTATGACCGCCATTGTAATAATGTAATTTATCAACAGCACTTCCTATATTTGGACTTGGTGTTTTACTTGGAACTACAACTGTTATTTTTGCATTAGCAGAACCAGCAGTTCCACTTGCTGTCACACCAGAAGTATATTCTGTTCCACCAGCGTGTGTTCCGTCAGAAGTTGTTGAAAATTTTAATGTATGTCCAGTCATACTAGAATCTGCTACATTAAAAATATATGTATTTCCTTCAAGAAATGTAATATTATCTTGTACTATTCCATCCATAGTAAACTTACCAGCGTCGCCAATAAGATACATTTTTGATCCACTAGTATTAAATTCTAATCCTCTTGGATTTAATACCGGCGCACCTGGTGTACTAGAAAGACTGTATGTATCAGTAAGTGCTTGTGTAGTTGAAATATCAAAACCGGTAACTAATGGATATTCCATAACATCTTTTCCAACACTACCACAAATAAAAATTTTAGTTCCAAGAGTATTGAAACCAAATCCTATTGGTGAAGTATCTTCACTTGTAAAAGCAAAAGCATCTATAAATGTTGCTGTAGAAACATCAAAACCTGTTGTTAATTCATATTCTCCAACATCATTTCCATCATCACCTAAAAGAAACATTAATGTTCCATCAGCATTAAATCTTAATGACCTTGGACTTGTATCTTGTCCACTAACTGAAAAAGAATCTGTAAAAGTTGCTGTTTCAACTTGCCAAGCAGTTCCTAATGCATATTCGTGAATAGCATTAACAGCATTACCAACAACAAACATTTTTGTTCCAGCAGAATTAAAAGCTAATCCTGTTGGGTCTGATTCTTGATCAGATGTAAAATAGTGTGTTCTCCAACTTGCTGTAGAAATATCAAAAGCTGAAGTCAAATTATATTCATCAATAACTTTATCTTTATTACCAACAACATACATTTTTAATCCACTATTACCAAATCTGATATCTAATGGATTTGTATCTTCTGAATTAATAGAAAAACTTTTTGAATAACTTGCTGTAGAAGTATCAAATGCTATACCTAAATTATATTCAAATATACTTTGGTTACCTGCAAGTACTGTAGTAATTTTGTTTAGTGTTTGAGTTGGTGGAACTCTATGGAATCCATAAAAATCATCCTTCTCCGCTGATGTTATCGTAAATTGTGATAAATTACTCATTGATTATTCTCTACTTTCTCTATATTTATTCATTATGCAACTTCTACTAATTTCCAACCGTTAGTATTACCAGTATAAAGTAAAGTAAATCCTGCATGGTTTACATCAGCAACCATATCTTCAGCAAGATTCATAATGTCATTACCGTTTCTACCAACCGTTAAATTGTTTGTTTGGAAAGTTCCACCTAAATCTAAAAATGCAATTGAATCTCCTATTAATGGAGCAGCAGGTAATTTAATTGTTTGTGGAAATAAAGTTGTATCTATTAAAAATTTTTGTGCGCCTTCTGCAATAGGTATAGTTGAACCATCAGCAGTTACCGTTGTCCAAGGAGTTCCTCCTCCAAGACCAGTCCAACTTGAACCGTTATAACCTTCCCAAGCAACTATTGAAGTGTTAAATCTTATTGCACCTGAATATAAATCTCCAGAAATTGGTCTTTGAGCAGTTGTTCCTGTTGGTGGAACCCATGATTTAACACCTGCTTTATTTCTTGTCATATATCCTAATACAGCGTTTTCTGTTGGTACGGCAGTATTAGAATTTCCACCTAAAGTTTGGTCTGTACTAAATTCGTTTACAGCGGCACCTAATTCTGCACCGATAGAACCAAGTTTTAATTCACTTAATCCTGAAAGGTTAAAGGCGTCTGCATTAAGAGTAGCAGTACCAGTTGCCTGTTCAATTTTAAATAAATCCCCAACTCTAAAGTCACCATCTTGGTCAGTTGATACCCAATATACACGACCACCGTTTTCTTCGGTAATTTCGTCTGACTGGTCAGCAGGTTGTGTAGGTATTCCTGGATAATTTGTTTTAGTAAAATCTCCAGTACCTATATCCAAGAAGTCGTGACCTGTTAAACGAATATTGGAAAATCTTTCTGTTATATTAGTTGATACTCCATCTACTTTCGCTCTACTCATACCAATATCTTCTGTTAATCTGATTACAGCAGTTCCGTTAATTGTATCTTCTTCTGATACCAAACCAACTCTAAAGTATTTTGTATCACCTGCAAATTTAACATTACTTGCTAATCTTATTACATTATTTATATAAAGACCATTAACTGGATATGTTTTATTTCCTTGATTGCAATTGAAGATCAAACCTTCCATAGTAACAAAATCACCTGTTGTTAAACCGTGATTAGTGCTTGTGTTAACCGTTAACAATCCAGTTAAATTATTATAAGTTGTTCCAACAGTTACACCAACCGTAGTAGTATCTGGTTTTATAACCGAACCACCACTAACATATGTGTGTGCAAATTGAGAAATACCTAAAGGTGTTGTAAAGCTACTAGCACCAGTGTAAGTAATTTCAAAAGTAGGTCTATTTGATTTAACTGCTAGTAAAGGTCCTCTTTGTCCTTGTTGTGCTTGGGCACTATCTCCAAATGTAGGAGATAAATCAACTGTAAATACTGTTGAATCTTCTTTTGTAATTGTAATTGTTTCGTCTTGTATGAAATTTCCAACAATGTTTTCTATATGTAAATAACCTAATGAAACATTATATCTGAAAAGTTTAGCAGTTGCACCTGAAGTGTTACCTGTTATTGTAGCAGTACCTTGACCTTGCGTTGCAATTGAATTCTCTATATCTGAAGCAGTAAATCCACTTTGGAATGTTGTTGAGTCATAAGCTAACATCATACCTCTAGTTTGAACTTCTACTGCTTGTTCATCTTCGTCTGTACCTGAAGCAACACACGCTTTTTCTCCATAAGAGTGAGAACAGTTTAAGGCACGAATAAATCCGCCTGATTCAGCGTAAATAGCTTTTTCACAATAGTATATGAATACTGATACTGCTTCAACTCTTCCTTTTCCTAGGATGTGAATACCAATACCGTCTTCATTGATTTGAGTAAAGTCATTACCCAACATTGATTTGTAAGAATTTGGTTCTGTATTTTTGTGAAGATTACCGTCAACTTGTATTCCGCAAGCACCTGGGTTTATAGATGTACAGTTTTGTACATAAGGTGAAGTAAGTTTAATATTACCACTAGGGTCTAAAGACACAACCGCTTGTTCCATTGGACCACTTGGGTAAATTTTTTCACCTAAATCACAAGTGAATTTCATTTTTCCTAAAGTCACCCAATCGCCAACAGATAAACCGTGGACTGAACTTGTATCAACTGTTAAAGGACCTGTTGCAAATGCATAAGTAGCATTCGCTAATCCTATTGTAGTTGATTCTGATCCTGCTTTTATAACATGACCTCCACTAACATATGTGTGAGCATATGCTGAGGTACCTAAATTTACTGTAAATGAAGTTGTTGATCCTACTGCTTCTACTTTATATAATCCTCCAGATTTTTTCCGTGAATTAAGACCAGTAAAAGTCATATTTCTTATGTTATTAGCGTCATTACATAAGAAGAAGTTAGAAGCATTATTGTCTTCTAATTTTGCAACTGTTAATGTTATGTCACCACCTGCACCACCAATATCATCTTTTTTCAATGTAATTACATCACCAACTGAAAATCCTGAACCACCGTGATAAGTAATAACTTCTGTAGCAGTACCACCTGAAATTACTACATTCCATACTGAACCTTGTCCAACTTCTGGATAAGTTTTTTCACCATCAACACATGTATATTTCATACCTGATACTTTTACAATATCACTTACTGATAATCCGTGGTTACCTAATGTTGTAATTGTAATAACACCTGTACCATGAACATATGGAGCATTTGTTATTGTTTTTTCTGTGAAACCAGAATCTACAACTAAACCACCACTAACATATGTGTGTGCTCTAGTGTCTGTGCCTACATTAATTGTAAATGAAGTTGCGTCTGGTACTGTTTGAACTGAAAAAGGTTTTGCAACTCTTCCCTGGTGAATATATTTGTATTGTCCATTTATAGCACCTGCAACATTTCCAGTCATTGTGACTGTTGCAATTTGAGAACCTGTACCAGTTGCTGGTTGTACTCTTGTATTTCTTAAAGATTCACCAACTATTGAAACACCTTTTCGTACTCTTATTGGTAATTGTTCTTTGAAAGTTCCGTTTTTAAGTCTGATTATATCTCCTGCAACACTCTTAACATCAAAAGTTAAAGGAGTAGAACTAGCAATTCGGTTATAAGTGAAATCGTCAACAGATTTACCTTCGCTTGTAGTATAGGTAACTTTTTGAGAAGTTCCACCACTTACATAAGTATGTGCAAGTCCTGATTTGTCAGTACCAAAAATATATGTATTGGCATCAACTACATTATAAACTTTAAATATTCCTGAACTAAAAGTATTATCAGGATATGTTTTACTTCCCATAGAACAAGACATTAATATATTTTCTACTTTAACTAAATCATTATTTACTAATCCGTGAGCAGTAGATGTTACTGTAAAAAGTCCTGTTACATTATCATATGTAGCGCCACTAATTGTTGTTGAACCTCCAACACTTGAAACTGTTGCTAATTTAACTGTACCACCACTAACATAAGTATGTGCAACATTACTTGGTGGTAAAAAGAAATTTAATTTAGTAGATGAACTAGATGATACTACAGGATAAACACCTGAATAAGGTGCTTGTGGATAAACTTTAGTTCCAAATTCGCAAGTTGTTTGAATTCCAAATAAGTTAACTGTATCACTTGCTGATAATCCATTCGTTGCTGTAGTAATTACAGCTTTACCTGTTGTTGTATTATAAACAAAATCTGTAATTGCTAATCTAGTACCATTAGCTTTAACAACTTCTCCACCACTTACATAAGTTTGTGCTGTATTACTTGTTCCTAAATCAACTTGGAAATCAGTTGTTGTTAAATTTGCTGCTTCTACTGTAAATGCTGTATTCGTTGAGTGTATTGGATATGTTTTATTTCCTGTAGGACAACTTACTAATAAATCTCTTACTTCAATTAAATCTCCAACACTTCTTCCGTGAGTAGTTGATGTAGTTATATCTCCACCTGTAAGACCTGTTAACCCTATATCACTACCATCAATTCTAATTTTGTCTCCAACATTATGGTCTGATCCACCGTTAATAATTTCTACTGTTGGTGGAGATGTGACAGTATTTACTCTATAAAGTGAAGGACTACCAACTTCTGGATAAGTTTTCGCACCTTTAGAACAAGTA